GTGCTCTTGGTGAACTCGGTCATCCCGATGGTCCTACCATCAACCTTGATCGTGTTTCACATAAGATTGTAGAACTTTATCAAGATGGTTCTAACTATGTTGGTAAGGCAAAACTTCTTGAAACCCCTATGGGTCAAATTGCAAAGAACCTTCTTCGTGAAGGTGTGCAACTTGGAGTTTCTTCTAGAGGTGTAGGTAGTCTTGAATCCAAAGGTGGTTCAAATTATGTCCGCGATGACTTTATGCTTACAACTGCTGCTGATATTGTTGCTGACCCTTCTGCCCCTGATGCATTCGTCAACGGAATCATGGAAGGAAAAGAATGGGTCTGGAACAATGGAGCATTTAAAGAAGCTGAACTCCAGCAAGCAAAAGAAGATTTAGAGAGAGTATCACGCGGAGCACTTGAGGGTAAAATCCTTGAGAGCTTTGAGAAACTGCTCTCTAACTTATAATTTTAATAAATAAGTAATAGAAAAACTAAGGTCCTTTAGGGGTTATTTTAAATGGCTAATTCGTTAAACGAGAAATTTGAAGATTTCGTATCAGAGAACGTTGATGCGGAAACTGTTACAGAAATGAAAAATGCTGTAAACGCTGGTGCTGCACCAGCTGAGGGATCACACCTTCCTGCTGCTCAAGGTGCTGATGTTGCTGTTGCCAATGTTGAACCAATGGCTGCAGGATCATCCGCTGAGTACTCAGGTAAGTTTGAGAACTCTGGTGCTAAGGCTGCTGCTCCAGTTAAAAAGTCTAAGACTGCAGTTAACTCGGGCGAAGGCAAGCAAGATCCTATGCCTAAATTAGAAGGCGGTAAGGATATGGCTGGCAAGAAGGTCAGTCGTGGTGGCGGGGACGCAATGCCTAAACTGGCTAAGGAAGAAATTGATGTTACTGATGACATCAATGCACTCGTCAATGGCGAGGATCTTTCTGAAGAATTTAAAGAAAAAGCAACAACAATTTTCAGCGCCGCTGTTTCTTCTAAGATTGATGAAGAAACCAAGCGTCTGGAAGAAAGCTATGCTGCTCAGTTGAATGAGCAAATTGACGTGATCAAGGAGGAAATGTCATCTAAGGTTGACTCCTTCTTGAATTATATTGTAGAACAATGGATTAATGATAACAAGCTCGCAATCAACGAAGGTATTCGCACCGAGATTGCTGAGTCCTTTATGTCTGCTCTTAAGGGAGTGTTCACCGAACACTACATGGATATTCCAGAAGAGAAGTACGATATGGTTGAGGGGATGAGCGAAAAACTAGATGAAATGGAGTCAAAACTCAACGAACAAATTGACAAAAATGTTGAATTAAATTCTGCTCTGGGAGAATTCGTCAAAGAATCTATCGTTGCCGAAGTATCTCAGGGTCTCGCTGATACTCAGAAAGAAAAACTTTCCTCCCTTGCTGAGGGTGTAGAGTTTGTTTCAGAAGAGTCATTCAAAGAGAAGATTGAAACTATCAAGGAAAACTATTTCCCTAAGACTTCAATCAATGAGAGCGTAGAAGAATCTGAGCCTGTTGCCGAGAAGGTAATCCCTGCTGGCATGGAGCAATATGTTTCCGCAATCTCACGCTACAATAAGTGATCTAAATTATAAATAAGTTATAGTTCACAAACATTAAATTTTTCCAAGGAGAACCAAATGTTCAATACCGAACAACTCCAGGAGAAGTGGGCACCTGTTCTGACTCACGGCGATCTCCCCGAGATCAAAGATAGTTACAAGAAGGCTGTCACCACTCAACTTCTGGAAAACCAAGAGAAATTCCTCCGCGAGGAGAGAATGCTGACCGAAGCGCCTACTAACGCTGGTCCTATCAATACACCTACAACTGGCGCTGGTAACGTCGCAGGTTTTGACCCCGTACTGATCTCACTGATCCGTCGCTCAATGCCTAACCTGATCGCCTATGATATTTGTGGCGTTCAACCAATGAACGGTCCTACTGGACTGATCTTCGCAATGCGCTCCCGCGTTGAGTCCCAGACTGGCGACGAGACCTTCTACAACGAAGTCAACTCTGCTTTCTCTGGTACTGCTTACAACTCTTCAACTCAAACTGGTGGTACTGCTCCTACTGGAACCAACCCTGCCGTTCTGAACGACAGCGGCACCTATGGTTCAGCTGGTGCTATGGATACTTCCACTGCTGAAGCTCTGGGCGAAGCCGCTACCAGCGTGTTCCCAGAAATGGCATTCAGCATTGAGAAGATTGCTGTTACCGCTAAGAGCCGCGCTCTGAAAGCTGAGTACAGCATTGAACTCGCACAAGACCTGAAGGCAATTCATGGTCTGGATGCTGAGACTGAACTCGCCAACATCCTCTCTGCTGAGATCCTCACTGAAATCAACAGAGAAGTCGTCCGTACCGTATTCCGCTCCGCTAAGCCTGGTGCTCAGCAGAACGTTGCTACCCAAGGTACGTTTGACATGGACGTTGATTCCAACGGACGTTGGAGCGTTGAGAAGTTCAAGGGTCTCCTCTTCCAGATTGAGCGTGAAATGAACGCCATCGCAAAAGAGACTCGTAGAGGGAAGGGCAACATGCTCGTCTGCTCTTCAGACGTTGCTTCTGCCCTGTCAATGGCTGGCGTCCTTGACTACAACCCTGCTCTCAACACAGGTCTGAACGTTGATGACACTGGCAGCACCTTCGTTGGTACGCTGAACGGTCGCATCCGCGTTTACATTGATCCTTATTCGGCACTGCCTTCTGAGGGTAACAACGCTGCTCAGTTCTTCATCGCTGGTTATAAGGGTACTTCCCCTTATGATGCTGGTCTGTTCTATTGCCCATATGTACCTCTGCAGATGGTACGCGCAATCGGACCTGACACCTTCCAGCCCAAGATCGGATTTAAGACCCGCTACGGCATGGTTCTTAATCCATTCGCTAAGGGTGCTACTGCTCTTACCAACTCCGATCCTACCAATGCTGGTAACGTCAACACCAACGTCTACTACAGACGTGTCCGTGTTACCAACCTCATGTGATCCAATTCACACAGGTTACACAGACCTCCCTTACGGGGGGTCTTTTTTTATGTACATTTTTTTACTTAGATTGAGTTTAGTAAAAAAGCAATAAATGTATACTACAATACATAAAGTTGGCTAGATAGTATAGAGTTATGCGAGGTGAAGAAATGAACCCATGCCCTCCTAGTACATCATGTAGCAAGAATTGTATGGAGGTGACCAAATGCACAATCTGTTATCACGCGCTCAATTAGATGAGTGGCGACATTTTGAAGACACAGTTGATGACCTTGAGATAGAAAATCAGAAATTAAATGATTACTACGAATGTCTAATTGAGTGTGATTCCCTGGACCAGAACCAATGTAAACGCATATGCCGAAGAATTCTAATGTAGCTACATGACCCCGAAAGGGGTCTTTTTTTTATCTAAATATTTAAAAAGTATTTTTAACAATGACCCAGGCAAATTGGTTAGAGGATAAGATTGATAATCTTAATTACCTGGCACCTCAAGGGTTTAAATTATCAATTGAAAAATTTCCTAAGGTTGCATATCTTTGTCAGTCAGCGAACATTCCTGGAATTAGAATTCCTGACATTAATGTCGCCACTCCTTTCAGAGATATTCCTATCGCTGGAACTGAGACAGAATATGAAGATCTCGTCGTCAGATTTTTAATTGACGAGAACATGGAAAACTATGTCTCAATTCATAAATGGATTGCAAAGACTGGTCTTGCAGAAAGATTTGATAGTGATGAAGATCCTGAGGAAGGATTTATTTCATTAGAAATTTTAAATAGTAACTTTAATTCTAATGTTCAGATTGAGTTTGAACATGCTTGGCCTACTGCATTAACACCAGTCGCATTTGATGCCACTGAAACAGGAGTTCAATACCTTACTGCAACTGCCACCTTTAAATATAGCATATATAGAATTAAGTATGATGGAGTTGTGATTAGTTAATGACCTTTGAAGAGATTCAGGCGATGTGGGAACAGGACTCAAAGATTGATCCTGTTGAACTTGATACCGCTGCACTTAGCATTCCCACACTACATTCAAAATATTTAAAAATCTTTTCCGACTACAAATTTAAAAAGAAACTAGCAGTACTAGACCTCAAACAACTTAACAGACGCAAGTTTGAATACTATGCGGGACGAGGGTCTGTAGAAGATTATAAAGAAGAACCTTTTGATCTCAAGGTTCTTAAATCAGATCTGCCAATGTATATTGAGTCTGACTCTCAGGTCAAAGAACTGCAGATGAAGATTGATATGTATGACATCATCATTGAATACCTGGAAAGTGTAATCAGGATGATCAACAATCGCTCATACCAGATCAAGAACGCGATTGAATGGAAATCATTTATTGAAGGAATTAAGTAATGTCAGACATTATCATTAGAAAGAAGAACGAAGTATACCTGCTAATTGATTGCGAACCACATATTAAATATGAACTCTCCGAGTATTTTACCTTTGAAGTACCCGATGCAAAGTTCATGCCACAATACAAGAAGAAGTATTGGGACGGTAAAATCAGATTGTTCTCCCCTGCTAATGGTGAACTGTATATCGGTCTGCTGCACTATCTGATTGAATGGGCAGAGGAACGAGACTATACTTATTCCTATGAAGACAATGAGTTCTATGGCAAGGTTGTAGAGAAAGATCCTTACATTTTGCCAGCGACTGTAAAAGAATATCTGGACTATCTTACAGAAGGTAGTGAAATTAAACCCAGAGACTATCAGTATAACGCAGTATATAAAGCACTGAAGAACTACAGAAAGATTATTCTGTCGCCCACAGGGTCTGGCAAATCTTTTATGATCTACTCTCTAGTCAGATACTTCACTGCAGCACAACTTAAAACACTGATCATTGTTCCTAGTATCTCGCTGGTAACACAGTTGTTTAAAGACTTCCAAGACTATGGTTGGAACGCAGAAGACTATTGTCACCAGATCTATCAAGGTGAAGCGAAAGTCTCTGATGCTCCTGTAGTCATCACGACCTGGCAGTCAATCTACAAACTGCCCAAAAAGTATTTTGATTCTTACACTGCGGTGATCGGAGACGAGTGCCATACGTTTAAGGCAAAATCTTTGACAAGTATTATGACGAAACTCCATGAAGCAAAATATCGCATCGGATTCACAGGTACACTGGACG